TATAGTTGTCATACCTAAGATGATTGGTGGAGAAACCATTCCCTTGGGTAAAGTGCAACCAGTCTTTTGCGCACGTTCTAGTGCAATAGTACCATCTGTTTTGCACGAAGCTTTTATTCCAACTTGTGCTCCTGCAATTCTCGAGAGAGTTCAGACTGACGACGGTGTGGTAGATCCGCGATTGCTATCCTTAGCAAAAGTGGGAATGCCTGTAATACCGGTTCAGGATAAAGAGATCCGAGATATCATTAAAAACGATCTTCTAAATCTCTACTCTCAGGACGAAGTTACTACGAAGCGTATCTTCAGCCATGAGGAATCTATCTCTGGAGCTGATGATTGTCAATTCTTTGCAGCGATTTGTCGCACAACATCTGCAGGATATGGTTTTGATGGACCAGGTAAACACAAATACCTTGGCTCAGGCGAAACTTTTGTATATAACAATGCAGAACTTTTATCTAAAATCAACGAACGAATTGATGCTGCGAAAGCGGGAAAGCGTGTTTCAACCGTTTGGGTTGACACACTTAAAGACGAAAGGAGACCACTAGCTAAAGTTGAAGCACTTAAAACGCGTACTTTTGCTGTTGGTCAACTTGATTACAATCTTGTGTTCAGACGCTATTTCGGAGCTTTCATGAATCACCTCATGGAAAATCGAATTGATGTGGAGTGCTGTGTTGGCACTAATGTATACAATTCCGATTGGGACAAAATCGCACATCGAATGAAGAGCAAAGGTGCAAAGGTTGTTGCAGGAGACTTCAGCAACTTTGATGGTACCCTTAATGCTGACATTTTATGGGATGTTCTTGATATCATGAATGAATGGTACGATGATGGTGAAGAAAATCGCAGGATAAGAGAAATCTTGTTCTGCGAAATTGTTCATTCGATTCATACCTGTGATGATCAGTTGTATAACTGGACCCACTCACAACCATCGGGTAACCCTGCCACTGTCATCATAAATTCAATCTACAATTCGTATGTGATGCGTTATGCTTTTCTTAAATCGGTTCCTTCTGAACTGAGAAATATGGCAATTTTCCATCGAACTGTTGCCATGGTGAATTATGGAGATGACAATGTGATAAACATGTCAGATGCTATCGCTCCATACTATAATCAGATTACAATGACAGAAGCTCTCAAAGAGATCGGCA